TCCTTTATATACACCTTCACTATCATAGTCACTATCTTTAAATGCCGCGTCAAGTTTTTGATCCGAATCATCTATATCATCAGTAATCGGCACTTCCATATCTTGTTGTGATAATCTTTTTAATTCCTCAAGTTGTTCTTTTTCTTGTATTCTTAATTGTTTTATTCTATCAGCTTGTTCACGCCATCTTTTTGCTTGTGGGTGGTCTGATTTCATTATATCACCACCAAAATCAGTACCATAATTATTAAATATATCTGAATTTGATTGTTCTAAAGATTTAATTTGTGCTGATGTACTTTGTAATTTATTTGCAGCATTTTCTTGTGCTTGTCTTGGATCAATTTCATCTTTAGGCCCAACAATCTTTTCAGCTAGACCATCAGGTAATATGGCATAAACTATTTTTTTAATAAATTTAGTTACACCATCTACTAAACTTCTCCATATATCCTCAAAAGAGAAACTATCAAGGAATTTTTCTACCTTTTCAAGACCAAAAAGTCCTGCAACCCAACTTATTAATGATTTAATCATATCCAATGGTTGGAAAAATACAAATGAAAAGAATTCTTTTATTGCACCAGTAATGGCACCAAGCCATCCATCTTCTTCATATCCACCAATTGCTCCTTTAACAGCTTCATAAATACCCATAATCCAAAGGAACGGAGCAAATATTTTACCAATAACCTTTACAACACCACCAAATGCAGAACCAAATTTACCTACCCATTCCATCATACCAGTAAAAAATGTTTTAACACCGGATAATAATTTACTAATGCCTGACATTTTACTTAACCAAGCTACTGCTTCTACTAAAGGTGTTAGTGCTTTACCTATACCTGTAAAGAAACTTTTAACTCCAGTAATTGCTTTACCTATGAGGCCACCTTCTCCTATTTTAAATAGGTTACTTATTTTTGTAAGTGATTTAGCCCATCCGGCTTTGATTGCATCTAGTTTTGTTGTAAACCATTTGCCTAATTTTGATTCACCTAAGAATTGAAATAACCGAGTAAATGCACCTTTTAGACCAACTAATAATTTATCCAATTGTAGCATTTTAAATGCTGTTTGTAGAATTTTTAATTTAGCTAAGATAAACCCTGCAAGACCAGCAACAGCCAACATAAGAGCTTTACCCCAACCAAAATCCTTCATTGCATCTTTTTCGCCAGGTTTTTGTTCAGTATTACCAGCAATAATATTCAACCATTCAATAATTGTTTCGTCGCGTTGTTCTTGTTCTTTTGCAAGCTCAAGATCCAAACCTTTTTGTGATTCTTCTAATTTTCTTTGTTTAATAACATCATTAGAAAATTTTACAATATTTTTATTTAAAATATCTACACTTTTCTTTAATGAATTAAAGGTTTCAGCAGTAAGTTCAGCCATTATTGTTTACTCTCGTATTTTTGTTTTTCTTCTTCTAAATGTCGCAATAATAAAGAAACATAAATTTCTCTCTCAAACGGTATCATATTTTCAAGTTCATGTAAACTATATTTATGATATTGCATTAAAGCAAAGTTCATTTTATAGAAATTATATAAACTCTCGTGTGAGAGATTTATTAAAAAAAACTTTGAAGGCCCTCAATAACCTTCGTATGTTCTTTATTACAAACAGGACAATTATACTTAATTTCTTTACTTAATGATGGCATTGTATTAAAGAAATTTTGTATTTTTTCAAACTGTGTTGATGAAAGATTATTTAAAAATTCAATCATTTCATCTTTGGTTTGTTCTTTAACGTGAAATATTTCATTTGTATTATAAATTGTATCCATGCAACCAATCATAATTTCAAAAATAATATTCATATCAGCTTGATTAACATTTTGTAATTTTGATACAACATCAAATGATGGATATTTCATTGTAACACTAACATCATCATATAAATCTATTTTATTAGTATGACCTTCTGGTTTTTTAACTTCAAGTGATGTTAAATCAATTGAAACTTTTGCAACAGCTTTTTCATTATCATCACCATGATCAACATCACATTTAAGCATAAGTTCAACTTGTTCACCAACTGATTTTGCTCTAATTTGTGTAAATAGATATTCAATATCAAATGTTGCTAATGCATCTACATCAATTTCTTCTTTAACACAATTTTTAATTACATTTTTTAAAGAATTAACCATCACTTTAATATCTTCTGATTGTTGTGCAATCATCAATTCTTTTTCATCTTTAATTAAAAATGGTCTATAATTTATCTCCTTACCGGAAGATGGAATAACGGTATGGTATGTTACCGCATTCTGCATAGGTAAAGCCATAATTTAATCTCCTTTATTATCTAAATCATTAAGTAGTTTATTCAACTCACTTGTACTACCAACAAAGATAGCATTATTATTAGTTACACCCTTTTTATCTTCCTTACCACCTGGGTTATCTAATTTTTGCTTTCTTTCATGTAAATTAAGCAATTGTTCATTCACATCAGCTAGTTGCTTAATTAAATTACCAACAACCTCAAACGCACGTGGGTGCTCGGATTGTTTTGCAATTTCTAATGCATTGACTAATGCATCTTGACCATTAACCAATAGACCGTGTAAATTATCTCTGGTTCTATTATAATCAAAGTCAATATTCTCTTCTTGTTTCTTGGACTTTGGTGGCAATACAGTGCCGTCCGATTTTATAACTTCTGTCTTATCCATTGGTTCAACATTAAACACTTCGGATAATTTATCATCAGTATTCATAATAAGCCTTTAATTATGGAGCTTGATATGTTGCTCCACTTAATTCTAATCCACCTAAATTAGGGGTTACATTTACCGGTTCAGTAGGTGTAACATCAACAGGTGGTGTTAATATACCTTGTACAGGTTGCCCTGGTAAATTATTTTGATATGCATTAAAATCACTAAAATAACCTTCAGGTACTTTAAATACATCTTGGAACATATCATAATATTCATTTAATCCATTATTTAATAATGATGATGTCCAATATTTGTATTGAATTGTTGCATTTACCTTCATTATATCTCTATTTGCATAATCCAATTGTATAGGTGAAATATCTTTTAGATATGCTTCATGTAATTTTATACCATATCTAGCGTTTTGATTTGTATCAAATATGGCAATTTCAAATGTTGTTGTATAATCAGTATAATATCCAGTATGTCTTGTTTGTGGATTTATAATTGCTGCTTGCCAATCGTCAAACATTTTTTTAACAAACATTTTATTATCAACATAAAACGTAAAGTTTGCTGGAGAAAATAATTTTTCATAAGGCATTTCTCTAACTTCACCAAATGTTAATGCTGGTGTTGTTGATATTGTAACACCAGGTATTGTTGCTGAGTCACAAAATAAAAGAATATTTTGTAAATCTAAATTTGTAACAGAACCAGTTAATGATGGTGGTAGTGAAAAATTAACCATATATCTATTATTACGCATTAAGCCTTCACTTTTTACATTTGCAATAAAATCATTTAAACTAGCCATTGATTATCCTCTTAATGAATCTTGCCATATGTTTGTTTTTGACCCACCAACAAATTGTTCTACAGGTAGTAGCATCGCAGTAGCCCAGTCTGTAGCGTTGATTAGTCTTAAGTTTGTTTTTATATGAGATGACAAATATCTTTTAACACACGGTTCTGCCAGTCGATATCTTGACACACCATCAATCATACTCCATGAATATTTTAACCTAGTGGTTTCATCCATTTTCTTATTATTTGCAAAATCCATTAGTCTTTGTAATAGTAATACACGCATTTGATATGGTAAATAATGCATATTTAAACCTATAAATCCATCTGATAAAGGTTTAAATGGGAATACCAATGGAAACATATCATAATATGGTAAAGAATCTTTTGTTTTTGGATCATATATAAACATATATAAATTACCAGGTATAATTCTTGATTTCATAGCACGAGCATCACTCTTCATAACTTTGTTTGGAGTTATGCGTTGATTACCTAGTAATCTAGCTTGTTGTTGAAACCAATTCTTTGATTTCTTTGCAGCATCAGCCAATTGGTATTGGTTTTTGTTAAATATGTCTTTAAGATCTGCCATATTATTATTTATATGCCTAATTCACGTTCTGTTAGTATTTTAAATTCGTAACCTCGATCCAAACACCATTGTTCTGCTGCTTTCCATTTTGATTGATTCTTTACAAATGTAAACGACTCGGTCATAAATTTCTTTGTTTTCCTACCAGGAAATTCTGGTGGTCTTGTTTGTGCATCCGGTTTAATTTCAATAATATATGTTTTCAGTGAACCATCTGTTTGTTTTACCTTAACCCTAAAATCAACAAAGTATCTATGAAGTTTATTATCAGTTTGACATCGATAAGGTATAATTGTTTCTTCTGATGACCACTTTACCACAGCAGGGTTTCGATCACACCATAATGCAAATCGTGTTTCCCAGCTTGATCTCATAACAATATTTGTTGGATCTCCCTCATATTTCTCAGGGAAAATAGGTTTATATCTTCTTTTATGATACATTCATATATTTATTATAAATAATAAAAACAATATTTGGAATTATTTATGGCAGATTTACCAAGTAAATACGGTTATGATATAAAATCTTATCCTAAAGATTTGCATGCTGATACACAGATATATGGAAATAATTATGCAATGTTTTATATTAATGTATCAGAAGATTCAAAATTACATAAGGATAAGGTAAATCAATCATTAGATATTGGCACTTCTAGAAGAGAACAAGCAAGAATAGTACAAGAAGTTCAAAATATGACTCCACTTGAACGTGCCGCGTATGTTGCATCACCAGTTGCTGGATATTCTTTATTAGCAGGCAATATTATGGGATTTAGCCCTAAAACAACTAAGGGTAAATTAGGTCTCGCCGGTGGTGGATTTTTAATGGCATATG